GTGAGTCTTTCAGGAAATCTTACCGTATCTTCAGCAGCCACAATTTCCGGAACTAATACAGGCGATCAAACAATCACCTTAACTGGTGATGTGACTGGTTCTGGTACCGGATCTTTCGTCACCACTTTAGCGAATTCCGGTGCAACTGCCGGAACATATAGATCTGTTGCCGTCGATGTTAAAGGTCGTGTAACAAGTGGTACTAATCCTACAACATTTAGTGGTTATGGAATTAGTGATACAAGCGCAAATTTAGCCTCTGCAATATCCGATGAAACTGGTTCTGGTTCTTTAGTATTTGCAACTTCTCCTACTTTAGTAACTCCATTACTTGGCACACCAACATCCGGAACATTAACGAACTGTACTGGTTACACATTTGCAAATATAGAATCTAAACCTACAACAATAAGTGGTTACGGTATTACAGATGCGGTAACAACGAGCGGCGATCAATCAATATCAGGCGTAAAAACATTTAGCACGGCAGTGGCAGTAGGACCAAATCCTGCCTCATCCGGATATTTAAGAATACCCAATAATCAAGCCATTGTTGCCAGAAATGCCGCAAATACCGGCGATGTAAATATGATTTCTCTGAATGGAAGCAATCAAATTACATTCGGTGGTGGATTAAATATAGGCGATCAATCAATAACTAATGTATATTCCATTTCACAGACGACCTCAAGTAATTGGAATATTAGCAATGCGGGTGTGGCCACATTCGCAGGAAATCTTAATCTTACCGGCGCAGGTGCACAATTATACGTTGGAAATACAAACACAAGTACAGAGTCTTGTTTAATACAAATCGGAAATGGCAGAACAGGAAGTGGACAGAGTTATATTGATTTCATAGGTGATACCACTTACACCGATTTTGGAATGAGATTAGCAAGAGATGGAGGAGCAAACGGTAGCAGTTATATACAACACCGAGGTGCAGGAGATTTAACATTACTTGGACAAGATGCGGCTGCAATTAGTTTAAGAACTAATAATACTGAAAGATTCCGCATAAATTCCGATGGTACGGCTTGTTTAAATACTTCAAATACTGTATCGAATGTTGCACAAACCATAGTAACACGATCAGGAGAAACGATCAATACTGTTCTACTCGGAAGAAGTTATGGAGGATCTTGTAGCCTTGGTCTGCAAGCAGCCGGCGGTACGGAAGCAATTCCATCTGCAACGACAACTTCAACAAATCCTGTAAACATAGTGGCAGGCACAACTAGCAATGGAACGACATTTATAAATACTGCTTCTATTAATATTGGCGTAGAATCGACGCCAACCTCCACTAGTCATCCTACATTTTTTGCAATTTCGACCACACCTAGTGCTTCTACAACTCGTGTAGAAAGATTCAGAATAAACTCAAGCGGTAATGTTGGTATAGGAACTAGTCCTTCCGAGGTTTTACACATAAAACATTCACAACCTAGAATAAGATTGGAAGATAGTGATGGTGCTAGTGCTAGTATTTACTCATCAATCAGTGCAAATACAGCCGCTACGGGTTCGATTGTCATTCAAGCAGATCCTGGAAATGCTGGCACTGGTTCTTATGTGTCGTTTGATGTTGATGCAGCAGAAAAAATGCGAATAGATGACAACGGAGTTTTGTCATTAAGACACGCAGGGCCGGGACTTAACATAGGAGATGGAAATACAAGTACACAACCTTGCTATCTTCAAATTGGCAATGGACGAACAGGTGACGGCGGTTCGTATATAGATCTAATTGGAGATGCTACTTATACAGATTATGGATTGAGGATAATCAGAAATTCCACTGCAAATGGTTCTTCGGAAATTATACATCGAGGTACAGGAAATCTTAGCATCGGAACGGTCGAGTCGTCGCAGATTCAAATTAGAACCGCTAATGTAAATAGAATAGCATTAAACAATACACCAGCATTTTCGCCCAATAGTGACAACTCACTTGATCTAGGTGCTAGTAGCAATCGTTGGAAAGTCGTCTATGCAGTTAATGGAACAATACAGACCTCCGATGCTAGACAAAAACATCTTATAACCAATTCAGTTTTAGGTCTTGAATTTATTAAATCTTTAAGACCAGTTTCCTATAAATGGAATGTTGGTGAAAATATAGTGGAAAAGGTAAAAGATGAAGATGGAAATGATATAATAGAGGAAGATGGTTCTTCTAAGGTAACAATTGTTCCTAAACCTGGCGAAAGGACGCATTGGGGATTGATCGCACAAGAAGTCAAGGTTGCCGCCGATGCGGCAGGAGTTGACTTTGGTGGTTGGATACTTGGCGATAAAGAAAATCCGGATTCCGAACAAGGACTAAGATATGATCAGTTTATTGCTCCACTAATTAAAGCAGTACAAGAACTTTCGGTTAAAGTACAATTACTTGAATCGAAATTAGAGGAAAAGTAATAAACAATTTACTTCTTAGGATCTAATCTAACACGACCGGCGGTACAGATCCAACGTTTTGACACATCTTTGATGACAAACGAATCTTTACCGCCAACTTTACATTCGTGTTTCTTTTTTCCTATTTGAATGAAAAATTTAACAGTTATTGGTTCTCTACTTTTTAAATTTTCTATTTTAAATCCAGGCTTAAAATTAAATCTACCCAATTTGTGATCCGGTAATTGATTTCCTCTATGATCACTATAACTTCTATTAGTTTTTAGTTTTATTATTTTATCACTACTATCACGCAATTCTAATACTAGATGTTCTTTTCTAATGGTATCAGCAGCAACTACAATAACTACTTCTGGTGAAGTATCCGATACTGGTTTCCAAAGACAATGTGTTACTCCAGGTCCGTTGACATCGGTTGCTTCGGGATCATCTAAACTTTCTTCCACTTTCACAGGTTTCGGTTCAACTACTGGTTTGACATCGTTCGATACTTTGTCACTTTTTACCTCTTCTTCGCCTACATATTTTCTAAGAAGACGTTCAACCAAATTTAAAAATTTTAAAAAAAGAAGTCTCATATTAGTTCTCCGAAATATTCAATCCTGTTTAATTATTTATAGACAATTTAAATGTGAATAAATAATACCTAGTATTGGCAAACTCACTGATAATAAATCAAAAAGGCAAATCTAAAATGGCTTTACCTACTACAAGAAGACAATTAAAAGATTGGGTTTTGACCAAACTTGGTGCACCTGTCATAGATATTAACATATCACCAGAGCAATGTGAAGATAGATTGTGTGAAGCACTCGATTATTTTAAACAGTACCACTTTGACGGCGTACAAGATATCTATCTACAACATAAAATAACAGGAAGTAAATTAAATTTCGCATCGGCAGTAACAGCGGAATTTCAAACAAACGAAAAGATTATAGGACTAACCAGCGGTGCAGAAACTAAATTTTTCGATAAAGCTGGTGATAATCTTTCAATAAGAGTTTATGATACCAAGAAAGATAATCAATATGCCAATTTTATACAATTCTTGCCAGGAGAAACAATAAAAGGAGAATCCACTAATACTGTTGCAGTATTGTCAGCAACTAATCCTTTTGTAGCAGGTGATGTCGATAGGCATTATTTGCCATTAGGTGATGATATTATAGCAATTTCGCATTTATTAAAACTGGACACGGGATATCCTGGCGCAGGAATGTGGAACGTAAAATATCAATTCTATCTGAATAATTTACCACATCTTATCAGCACAGACATTATATCATATGATATGTTTCGTAGACATCTATCGTTATTGGATTTTGAATTAAACGCACAACCAAGATTCGATTTCAATCAAATCACAGGCAGATTAAATATCAACACAGATTGGGGTAACCAAATTAAAATAGATGATACCGTTGTGGTTAAAGCATGGAAATCATTAAATCCTTCCGACTATCCTAAAGTATACTCCAATTATTTTGTTAGAGAATATGCTTATCTATTGTTCAAGATGCAATGGGGCAATAATCTGAAGAAGTATGATGGTGTTGCTTTAATGGGAGGTGTAACACTCAATGGTCAAAAAATATATGACGAAGCAGTTGCTGAAATGGAGAAGTTAGAAGTTAGACTTCAAAAAGAATTTCAAACGTCTATGGGTTATATTTGGATGGGATAATATATGCCAAGTAATCCATATTTCAGACAATTTAGAGTTCTTTCGGAACAAAATTTAGTAGACGATCTAATTAAAGAGGTCATACAAATACATGGCGTGGATTTGCTTTATCTGCCAAGAACTACACAAAAATTAGATTTAATATACGGCGAAGACATCTTATCTAAATTTGATGACTATTACGATTTAGAGATGTATTATAAGAGTCAAGCATTTGAAGGCGCACAAGAGCATATATCAAAGTTTGGACTACAATTAGAACACAGAATAACTTTAGTGGTTTCAAAAACTAGATTTGATCAAGCAACTAGTTATCAATTAGATAATCCTAGAGAAGGAGATTTAATTTTCGATCCTCCTACAAATTCATTATGGGAAATAAAATTTGTAAACAAATTTGAAAGATGGTTTCAATTAGGTGATTTACCAATTTATGAACTAGAAGTTACTAAATTTGAATTTGGACAAGAACAATTCGATACTGGAATTGCTGAAATTGATCAGATTGAAACTGATTATTCTAGAACTTTATTATTAAAAGTTACTAACAGTGTTGGTAATTTTTTAGATAATGAAATCGTTTTTCAAGGAACTAGTTTAGCAAATTCAACCGCCAGTGGTGAAGTTGCACTTTGGGATTATACCAAGAATGAATTAAAATTAATCAATATAAAAGGAGTATTTGATACCGCTAATGGTATTATCACTGGCGCAACTAGCGGAACTACAAAAACATTGGATGGTACTCCAGATCAATTGGCAGATAATGATTTTGATCTCTCAAATAATAGAGGATTTGTCGATGAATCTCAAGGATATTTGGACTTTTCCGAATCGGATATTTTTGGGTTTTTGAAGAGCTAATAAAGGAACAAAAAAATGTTTAATAATGAATGGTTCTATCACAAATCTTTCAGAAAAGCTGTTACCGTTTTTGGTACACTATTCAGCAATATAACGGTAAAAAAAATTGATACTTCTGGAAATGAAGTTGAGAGATTTAAAGTTCCTATAGTTTATGGACCAAAAGAAAGTTGGGTTTATAGACAAGAACAAAATAATATGGTTGAACCAAACACTGTAGATTCAATTCAACCTAGAATGTCGTTTCAAATGACTTCAATGGTTTATGACACTACAAGAAAACTTTCTAAGATAGAAAAATACACAAAGGTAAAAGATAATCAAACTCTATTAAAACAATTTACCACAGTTCCATATAATATTAAAATCGATCTATACATACTGTCAAAGTTTGCCGATGAATGCAATCAAATTGTAGAACAAATCTTACCTTATTTTACTCCAGGTTTAACTGTACAATATTTGCCAATTCCTGAAATGAATTTCAGAGATGATATGCATATAGATTTGTCTGATGTTTCCTTTGAAGATCAGTGGACGGAAGATTTAGATGCAAAAAGAGATATAACCTGGACCTTATCTTTCAATGTGAAAATGAATTTTTATGGACCTATATCACAACAAGGAATTATACGAGAAGTTATTGTCAATACTCATACAAAATTGCCTGAAAATAATTTCGGAGAAATAGATCCTTCTAGTGAAAATTTGAAAAAGATTCCTAGAATACAGAGACACATACTCACGCCAGATCCAAACTCTGCCGGACCAAATGATGATTATGGTTATACTGAATCGAGTTTCGAGTTTAATGATGGTAAAAGATACGACCCAGAAACAGGAACTGACGTTGATATAGATGATTGAAGGAGTTAAATATGAATTATAAATCAGGCGTATCGCCGAAGGATAAAAACTTTTTTATGTCAAAAGAAAAAACGGAAGAAATAAAAAGCCTCACGGAAAAAGAGCAAATTGTTGAATATGATTCTGTCAGAAAAGATATAGCAAAGGCAGTAAATACAAACAGTGATGACTCTAAAAAATTAATGTTAAATGATTTTGAATATCTTCGTGGTCATATGATGACCGCTATAGAAGCAGGTCAAGAAGCTATTACGGATCTTTTGGAATTGGCTAGAAGTTCTCAACATCCAAGAGCATACGAAGTTTTGTCTTTGATGATAAAGACCATATTAGAAGGAAATAAACAACTAATAGAGGCACATAAAGATAAGAGAGAGATAGAAACGATGAAGGAACCGGAAGAGGCGAAGGCACAAACGGTAAATAATAATGTCTTTGTAGGAAGCACAACGGAGCTACATAAATTACTGAAACAATTAAAATCACAATAATATTATGTCACAAAGAAAAACAGTATACAAAGGTAATCCAAACCTCAAAGCGACCAATATTTCAATCGAGTTCACGACAGAACAGGTGGAAGAATACGTAAAGTGTTCTCAAGACCCTTTATATTTTATTGAAAATTATATTAAAATAGTAACTCTGGATGAAGACGAACCAGAAAAATATATGAAACTTTATGATTTCCAAAAGGACATCATAAAAGTATACAATGAAAACCGATTTGCTATAGTTAAGTGCAGCCGTCAGATTGGTAAGAGTACCATCACTTGTGCATATGTTTTGTGGTCGATTCTTTTCAAAGAAAATTACAAAGTTTTGATTCTAGCAAATAAAAGTGACACCGCTATAGAAATTCTTGGCAAAGTTAGATTTGCATACGAACAATTACCTAGATGGATGCAACAAGGCGTTGGTGAATGGAATAAACATTCAATTCTTCTAGAAAACAATTCTTTGGTAAAAGCAGTACCAACTTCAAGTTCTTCTGGTCGAGGTGGAACGTACAATATGGTTCTACTAGAAGAGTTTGCATTCGTAGATGAAAGTATTGCAGAAGACTTTTTTGCTTCCGTATTTCCTGTAATATCTTCCGGTAAAACGACAAAGTTGTTTATGATTTCTACGCCAAATGGTATGAATCATTTTTATAGGTATTGGACTGATGCAGTTTCGGGAAATAATCAATTCATACCCGTAGAAGCCCATTGGTCTCAAGTTCCTGGTAGAGATCAAGATTGGTATGA